TCGCTGGATCCGGACAAGCTGAAGCCGTTCGAGCGGCACGCCTTCTACAAGGCGGAGCGCGAGAAACTGCAGCTGCAGACCGAGCTCGGCGAGCTGCTCTCGTCGCTCGAGGTGGAGCAGCGCTACGCGTCCATGTTCAAGGTTGTGGCGGAGGTGTTCGACACGCTGCCGGACGTGCTTGAGCGCGACTGCGGTGCCTCGCCGATGCAGCTCGCGAAGATCGAGCAGCGCCTGGACACCGCCCGCGAGGAAATGTACTCGCGGCTGAACGAGCCCACCGAAGACGATGAAGTTGGCGGCGCTGAAGTCGGTTGACTCCGTCGTCCGTTCCACGTCCGAGCTCGTTCGCCCACCGCGGCGCATGCGCCCGAGCGAGGCGGCGTCGCAGTACCTGCGGAACGAGAAGGGCGCCTGGGACTCGACCCTGACGCCGGAGATGGTCGAGCCGCTCGATCTGCTCGGCGGCCGCGAGTACACGGGGATCGTGTTTGTCGGCCCGGCCCGCTCGGGCAAGACCTTTGGCCTGATCCTGGCGGGGATGACCTATGCGGTCACCTGCGCGCCTGGCGACATTCTGATCACGCAGATGTCGCAGGACACCGCCCGCGATTTCAGCCGGACGGACCTCGACCGGGCGATCCGACACAGCCCCGAGCTGCTGGCGCGGCTGAGCCCGCGGGCCCGCGACGACAACACGTTCGACAAGTTCTGGCGCTCGGGCATCGTGCTGAAGCTCGGCTGGCCGGCGGTCTCGCAGCTGTCGTCGAAGACGATGCGGTATGCGTTCCTAACGGACTACGACCGGCCCCAGAACCGCGACGACGTCGACGGCGAGGGGCCGATGTGGGATCTCGCCGCGAAGCGCATCGAGACGTTCATGTCGCGCGGCAAGTGCCTCGCGGAGAGCTCGCCAGGCGACGACGTCCTCGACGCGAAGTGGCAGCCGTCGTCGCCGCACGAGGCGCCGCCGGCGCGCGGCATCCTCTCCCTCTACAACCGCGGCACGCGTGCGCGGCTGTTCTGGCCGTGCCTGCACTGCGGGGAGTACTCCCAGGCGGAGCCCGGCCTCGGCGGCTTCGACCTGCCGCCGTTCGAGGAGCTCGAGCAGCGCGTGCAGCGCGAGGATCTTGCCAGCCTGGCGGATCAGTTCGCGAAGGTGCTGTGCCGCGCCTGCGGTGGACTGCACGAGCTCCACGACCGGCCGGCGATGAAGACCCGCGCGCGCTGGGTGCACGAGGGCCAGACGATCGACAGGAGCGGCACCGTGACCGGCGAACGCCGGCGGGCCCAGATCGCCAGCTATTGGATGGGCGGTGTCGCGGCCGCGTACCAGCGCTGGGACTCGATCCTGCTGAAGTACTTGCAGGGCGTCGCGACCTACGTCCGGACCAAGGACGAGTCGCCGCTGCGGGCGACGACGAACACTGACCAGGGGATGCCGTACACGCCGCGCGCGATCGCGAATCGCCGCAGCTCGGAGGAGCTGGTGAAACGCGCCGAGCAGTGGCCGCGAGGGTTCATCCCGCGCGGTGTGCGGTTCCTGACTGCCGCCGTCGACGTGCAGTCACACAGGTTCGTGGTGCAGATCCATGGCTGGGGCCCGGGACTGGAGTCCTGGCTGGTCGACCGGTTCGTGATCACCTCGAGCCGTCGCGCCGAGGGCGATCGCACCGCCGGCCTGGATCCGGCGAGCTACCTCGAAGACTGGCAGCTGCTGATCGACGAGGTCATCGAGCGCGCATACCCGCTGATCTATGAGCCGCGGGCGCAGCTGAAGCCGCGTCTGGTGTTCTGCGACTCCGGTGGTCGCGATGGCGTGACCATGAAGGCTTACGAGTTCTGGCGCGATCTCCGCTCGCGCGGGCTCGGCCGGCGTTTCCAGCTCGTGAAGGGCGTCGGCCAGATCAACGCCGCGCGCGCGGTCATGACCTGGCCGGACTCGCGCGGCCGCGCTGATCGTTCCGCCGGCGGCCGCGGCGACGTGCCGGTCTGGCTGCTGAACGTCAACGTGCTGAAGGACGGCATCGCCGGCGATCTGTCGCGCGACGTGCCGGGCCCGGGCTTCGTGCACATCCCGTCGTGGGTGGACGCGGAGTACTTCGCGGAGGTGACCGCGGAGAACCGCACCGACAAGGGCTGGACGAAGCCGGGCGGGACGCGGAACGAGGCCTTCGACCTGCACGTGTACGCGCGCGCGGCGTGCATCGCGCTCAAGGCCGAAATGATCGATTGGCAGAGCCCACCCGAGTGGGCGCGCGAGCCCGAGGCCCAGGCCCCGCTCGAGACCGCACCGGTGGCCGCGCCTGCTGCGAAGCCGGCAGCGCCCGCCGCCCCGGCGCGGCAGGGCGGATATCTGGAACGTCGCAACAACTACCTCCGGAAGTGACATGGCCTGGACCACCGCCGACCTCGAAGCGATCGAAGCCTCGATCAAGAACGGCACGTCACGGGTGCGCTACGCGGATCGCGAGATCACCTACCGGGATCTCGACGAGCTGCTGAAGCTGCGCAACCTGATCCAGGCCGAGCTCGGCGTCGTGGCGAATGGCGGCATCGGTCACCACTACCCGGGCTTCTCGAAGGGGATCCAGTGAAGGCGATCGACCGGCTGATCGGCTATCTCGATCCGGCGCGCGCGTACCGCCGACTGCAGGCGCGCCGCGCACTCGACATGGTCGACCTGCGCCTGTCGGCCCGCGGCTACGACATGGCCGGCAAGGGCCGGCGCGGCGCCGACTGGTTCACGCAGAGCACGTCCGCGAATGCCGAGACCGCCGGCGCGCTGGTGATCGCTCGTGATCGTCACCGCGAGCTCCGCCGCAACAACCCCTGGGCGAAGCGCGCGATCGAGGCCATCAAGACGAACACGGTCGGCTACGGCATCACCGGCGAGGTCAAGGTCAAGGGCCAGGAAGCGCCGGTCGTCAACGCGCGCTGGCTCGCGTGGGCCGAGTCCGTGGCGTGCGACGCGGACGGACAGGCCGACCTGTACGGGCTGCAGTCGTTGATCATGGCGACGGTCGCCGAGTCCGGCGAGTGTCTGATCCGCCGCCGCGTCCGCCGGCTGGACGATGGTCTGCCGACACCGCTTCAGATCCAGGTGCTCGAGCCGGACTTCCTCGATCACAACCGCAACCAGATGCTGCCGAACGGCGGGCGCATCGTGCAGGGCGTCGAGTTCGATCCGATCGGCACCCGCGTCGCCTACTGGTTGTGGCGCACGCATCCGGGTGACACCGTCGGTCGGCCGGCGCCGTCCTACCGCGTGCCCGCCAGCGAGATCGCGCACATCTACCGCGTCGACCGGCCCGGCCAGGTGCGCGGCATGCCGTGGGGCGCCAGCGTCGGCGTGACGCTGCGCGACCTAGACGACTACGAGGACGCCTACCTGTTCCGGAACAAGCTGGCGAACTGCCTCATGGGGTTCGTCTACGACCACGCGGCAGGCCTCGACAGCAGCCAGCCAACGAGCCCGCTGCCCGAGACCATGGAGCCGGGCCTGATCGCGCAGCTGCCGGCCGGCAAGGACATCAAGTTCGCGGACCCGCCTGCGACCGACAGCTACGGCCCGTTCGTCTCGCAGGGGCTCTACCGGATCGCGGCCGGCTACGGCATCACGTACCAGGCGCTGACCGGAGACCTGCGGTCGGTCAACTTCAGCTCGGGCCGCATGGGCTGGCTGGAGATGCAGCGGAACATCGACGATTGGCGCTGGCTGATGCTGATCCCTCAGGGCATGGCGCGCGTCGCCGCCTGGTGGCTCGAGGCCGACGCCCTGGCGAAGGGCCCGAACGATGGCGCCTCAGTGGTGTGGACGCCGCCGCGGCGCGAAATGATCCAGCCCGCAGAGGAAGTCGGCGCGACTAAGGACGCGCTGCGCGCTGGGATCATGACGCTGCCGGAAGTGCACCGCGAGCGCGGCACCAGCACGCGGACCGTGATCCGCGAGATCGCCGAGACGAACGCGCTGCTCGACGAGCACGGCATCGTGCTCGACAGCGACCCGCGCAAGACCAGCAACTCAGGAATCAATCAGTCGGTGAAGCCTGCCGCGCCCGCCGCGGCGGGTCAGTCCGGCTCATCCAGCGAGGCACCTGTATGAAGCGACAGACCGGATCAGGCCCGGTGATCCATCGATCGGACGTCACCGACGCCGCGATCATCGACGAAGAAAGCCGCGCAGTGCGGTTGTCGTTCTCGTCGGAGATCCCGTACCTGCGCAGCTCGTGGTTCGAGGACCCGTGGATCGAGGTGCTCGGGCACAAGCCCAGCGAGGTCGACATGGGTCGCCTCGAGACCGGCACGGCCCCGGTGCTTTACGGCCATGACTCCTACACCCGCGACAACCACATCGGCGTCGTGGAAAAGGCCTGGCTCGAGAAGGGCCGCGGCTACGCCAACGTTCGCCTGTCGAAGCGCTCGGAGCTCGACGGGCTGTGGCAGGACATCAAGGACGGCATCGTCCGCAACGTCAGCGTCGGCTACCGGATTCTGGAGCGCACGCTGACGAAGAAGAATGACACGGGACCGAGCGAGTACCGCGTAACGCGGTGGGCCCCAGCCGAGATCTCGCTCGTGCCCATGCCCGCAGACCCCTCGGTTGGCATCGGACGGTCCGACGATGACCAGCAGAAGTACGTATTCACGGACCTCGAAGACGAAACCGAACAGGAGAAGACCGCCATGGTGCGTCAGACTGAAGAGCTGAAGACGCCGGCGCAGACCCCGACGCCCGAGGCGGGTGCTGCTCCGGCCGCAGTGGACCAGAACGCGATCCGCGCCGCCGAGCGCGAGCGGATCACTGGAATCCAGGAGCTCGCGCGGACCGGCAAGCTCGATGATGCGTTCGTCAAGCGCATGATTGACGGAGGCCAGACCGTCGAGCAGGCCCGCGCGGCCGCGTTCGACGTGCTCGCCCAGAAGACCGAGCACCACTTCGGTGGTGTCACGGTCGGCGAGACCGAGGACGACAAGTTCCGCAAGCAGGCCGAGGACTGGCTGCTCTACCGCCAGGGCGAGAAGGGCGACGGCGGCAAGCCGATCGTCATTACCGGCAACGAGCTGCGCGGCTGCTCGCTGCTCGAGCTCGCCCGTCGCGGCCTCGAGCGTCGTGGCGTCCGCACCCAGGGCCTGACCAACCTGGAACTGGCGACCCGCGCGATCACGCACTCCACCAGCGACTTCCCGCTGATCCTCGGCAGCGCGCTCAACAAGACGCTGCTGAACGCCTACACGGCGACGGCGGACAAGTGGAGCCGGTTCTGCAAGGTCGGCAACCTGGCGGACTTCCGCCCGCACTACCGCTTCCGCATGGGCACGTTCGGTGACCTGCAGGCGGTGGGCGAGAACGGCGAGTTCAAGGACGGTACGCTGAACGACGCGGAGCGCGAGAGCATCACCGCGACCACGAAGGGCCTGATCATCAACCTGTCGCGGCAGATGATCGTCAACGATGACCTGGGCGCCTTCCTCGACGTCGCGTCGAAGCTCGGCCGCGTCGCCAACCGCTCGGTCGAGAAGGATGTGTTCGCGCTGATCGCGCTGAACAGCGGCAACGGTCCGACCATGTCGGACGGCAACACGCTGTTCCACGCGTCGCACGCGAACATCGCCTCCGTCTCGGGTCCGCCGTCCGTGGCGACCTTCGACAACGCCCGCGTGACGATGGCCTCGCAGACCGACCCGGGCTCGAACGAGATCATCGAGCTCGCGCCGGCGATCTGGCTCGGCCCCATCGGCCTGGGTGGCGATGCCCGCGTCGTGAACGATGCCCAGTACGACCCCGACACCGCCAACAAGCTGCAGAAGCCGAACAAGGTGCGCGGCCAGTTCCGCGACATCGTGGACACGGCGCGCCTGAGCGGCACGATCTGGTACGCGTTCGCCGATCCGGCGGACGACCCGGTGATCGAGGTCGGCTTCCTGAACGGCCAGCAGCAGCCGTACACGGAGATGCGCGACGGCTGGCGCGTCGACGGCATCGAGTGGAAGGTCCGGCACGACTACGGCGTCGCCGCGGTCGGCTGGCGCGGTGCGGTCAAGAACGTCGGCGCCTGATCGGCTGACCTGACGGCCCTGTGAGAGGCCCGCTTCGGCGGGCCTTTCCTTTTCAGAAACGGATTCGAGGAGACTTTCATGACTCGCAAGTTCCAGCAGGATGGGCGCGTCGCCCAGTACCCCAACACGACGGGCAGCACGATCCTGTCCGGCGCGGTGGTCCCGATGGGTCACACGATCGGCATCGCGCTGCAGGACATCGCCAACAACGCGACGGGTCCTGTCGCGATCGAGGGTGTGTTCTCGGGCATCCCGAAGGTCACGACGGCCGTGCTGACGGTCGGCGCGAAGCTGCTGTGGGATCTGAGCGCGCTCAAGTTCGACGCGGCGTCGGCGACCCCGGCGTCCGGCGACATCATGGGTGCGTACATCGCGTTCGAGGCCGCCGGCAACGGCGCGACCACGTGCACGATCAAGCTCACCCCAGGCAACGCGACGCTCACGCCGTAATGGATGGGGCGGCCTGAGAGGGCCGCCCCTTTCCCATGACCCAGAGCGAATTCCTGCGCGGGCTCGACGCCCAGATCATGACGGCGCTCGGCGCCGCAGGCATGGCAGACCGTGGCCTGTACGGGACCACGCCGTGCCAGGTCTACGTCGAGCGGAACGCGCAGTTCCTCGGCGAGCATCCCGGCGTCACCGCCGGCCAGCGCGTCGTGATCACGTTCCGCCGCGACCAGGTGAGCCCGGCGCGCGGCGGGATCCTGACGATCGGTCCTGAGACGTTCCTGCTGAACGAGCTCGTGGCCGAGGACGAATCCCTGTCGGCGTGGGTGGTGGTCCGTGGCTGAGCCGCTGAGCTTCCAGGTGTTGCGCAGCACCGTGACGGTGCTCGAACGGATCCGCATCGCGGACGGCTACTACAGCGACGCCGGCGCGGACGTGCGCCTGGAGGCTGCGCAGCCGCGCGACTCCGAGGCCGCCTTCCTCGTCGTCTCGGTCGGCGCGCTGCGCCGGCCCACGGATCCAGCGGCTGCCAAGCGCGGCCGCGACATGGAGATCCGCATTGCCGCGCGCGTTCCCGCCGGCATGAACGAGGCGGAGCTCCGCCTTCACGAGATTCTGGAGGACATCGACCGCGCGTTCATCGACCAGCAGTCGACGTTCCCGGCCTTCTGTTCCTTCCCCCAATACGTCGACGCGGTCGCGGTCGCCCCAGCAGACGGGCTCGCATGGGTCGGCGTCGACGTGACCTACCAGACAACCATTCGGCGCACCGGCTGACCCGGTCATAGGAGACGATCATGTTGGACTATAGCTTCATCGGCAGCGGCAAGGTCTACGTGCGCGTGTACGGCGCCGCGGCCGGGCTCAAGGAGATCGGCAACTGCTCCCGGCTGTCGCTCGGCGTGACCGAAGACACGAAGACGCTGATCGACCACACCCAGGCTGGCGGCGGCACCTACAACGAAGTGCGCCGCATCCAGGCGGTGGAAGCGACCATCGTCATGCACGACCTGAGCCCGGAGAACCTGGGCCGCGCGCTGTTCGGCGACCCGAACACGGTGAACAGTGGCACGGTGACCGCCGAGGTCGTGACGGCCTATCTCGATTCGATCATCCCGCTGGCCAAGATCCCGAGCGGCTCCATCGTGGTGAAGCACAGCACCGGAACCCCGGTCTATACGGCCGGTACGGACTACGTTGTCCGCGGCGCTGGCATCTACATCCCGGCATCCGGCAGCGCGATCACCGACGCTCAGTCGATCAAGGTCGACTATGCGTACGCCGCCCAGAACCGCGTGGAGGCGCTGATCAACGCCGCGCAGGACTACGAGATGCTGTTCGAGGGCCTCAACGAGGCGCGCTCGGGCAAGGTCGTGACGGTCCGCGTGCGGCGCATGAAGATCGGCGCGGCCCGCGAGCTCGGTCTGATCACCGACGACCACGCGCAGCTGGAGATCTCCGGCAAGCTGCAGAAGGACACGACCATCACCGGCGCCGGTCTGTCGCAGTACTTCACGATGGCCCTGGTGACCTGATGCTGATCGGGGGGAAAGCGTTCAAGGTCATCGACCTTGAACGGCGAACGGTGCAACACGACGGCTACCTGATGGCCCTGGTGAGCCGGCTGGGAATCGACCGGATGGCCCCGGCTGACGATGAGGACGCCGCCGCGTTCGCGCTGCGGGTCCTGCACCGGATCATCGAGCAGGGCGCGGCGGCGGAACTCGCCGCCGCGTTCCTGCTGCCGGTCGATCTGACGGAGACGGACTGGACGCCGGCGCACACACCTCGAGCGGTGCAACACCGAAGAGGATCGGACCGAGGTCTACCGCATCTCCGCGGAGCAGGTCCTCGGTTTTTTTCGGCAACGGCTGCGCTCACTGGTGACTTCCCTGAGCTCTTTGGCGGCCGAGGTCAATCCCGGAAGTCGCGAGGCTGCCTAGACGCGGGGCACTGGTCGGACCTAGTCCTCGAGGTCGCAGCATTCGATCACGACCGCGCGCGCGCGGTGCTGCGCTGGCCGGTTCGGCACCTGCTGCTCGCCGCGGTGGCGGTGCTGAAACGCACGGCCCGCGAGGCCTACCAGTTCGAGCTGACGCTGTGGGCGCTCACCGCGCCGCATGCCGACAAGAAAATCGACCCACCGCAGCTGCCTGACATCCTGAAGGAACCGTAGTGGCGACCCCAGACGTCCGCGTACGACTGTCGGCTGAAGGCGCGCAGGAGATCATCGATCTCTTCCGGCGCATCAACCGGGAGTCCAACGCGGCCGCACGTTCAGCGGGTGGCGCTTTCGATGGCGTCGGTCAGTCGGTCGGCCGTCTGACGGGCCTGCTCGGCACGCTCGGCCTCTCGATCACCGCCGCCGGCCTGGTCGGGCTGGTGAAGTCGTCGCTCGATGCGGCGGACGGGGTCGGCAAGTTCGCGGACAAGATCGGCTCGACCGCTGAGCGCGTCAGCACGCTGAAGCAGGTCGCGGCCGAGAACGACATCGAGTTCGAGACGCTGAAGACGTCGATGTTCGCGTTCCTGCGCAACCTCGACGCCCTCAGCAGCGGATCCGCCGAACAGACCAAGGCCTTCAAGGCGCTGGGGCTGTCGGCGAAGGACTTCGTCGGTAAGGACACCGTCCAGGCGCTCGACATCGTGGCCCAGAAGCTGGGCAAGATGGAAAACGGCACGCGGCGCTCGCAGCTCGCGATGGCCGTCCTCGGCAAGCAGGGCGCCGAGCTGCTGCCGGTGCTGCAGGACCTGGCCGAGGAGGGCTTCGGCGCCGCGGAGCAGCGCGCGCGCGAGCTCGGCGTACTGATCACCGGCGATCTCGCGGCGGCCGCCGCCCAGGCGAACGACTCGTTCGACGTCATCAAGGCGCAGGCGACCGGCCTGGCGAACGCGTTCGTGTCCGGGCTCGCCCCGTCGATCGTCGCGGTCATGGGCGACTTCTCGAAGTCGATCGGGAACGACGGCGTCAAGTCCATGCAGCAGTTCGGCCGCGAGACGGGCCGAATTCTCCGCACCGTTATCGAGGTCTTCCGCGGCTTCTGGTCCGTAGTGACCGAGATTGTCGGCGGCATCGGCGATCAGATCGGCGGCCTGTTCGCGGCTGGAGAGGCCGCGATCGAAGGTCGATTCCGTGACGCCCGCTCGATCCTTTCGGATATGGGGAAGGAGATCGAGCGCCGGTTTCGCAACATCCAGCTGGCGGTCAGCGATGCGATTGGAGCGACGGTCAATGCCGCGCGCACCGAAGCGCCGGCGCTGAAGCCGGCCGCGAAGAAGGACGACCGCGACAAGTCGCCGCCGCCCGACACCTCGACCGCCGACGCGGCGGCGCGCCGCAAGGCGGAGAAAGAAGCGACCGACCGCCAGAAGCTGTTCGACGACCAGCGGAAGCTGCAGGAGGCGGCCAGCGAGATTTCCGCGCAGACGTCGCGGGAGATCATTGCGCAGGCCGGGCAGGAGCGTGCGGCGAAGATCGAGGCGCTCGACGCCGAGATCCGCAAGCGTCAGCTGATCCTCGCGCTGGCCGGGCAGCTCGGCGACCGGGAGAAGGGGCAACTGGACCGGTTCCGCACCCTTTCGGTCGCGCGGATCAACTTCGAAGACCTGAAGCAGCAGGGCGATGATGCGCTCGGCTCCCTGGACCGCGAGCGCACGCGGATCCAGCAGTCCGTGCAGCTGGGCTACATCTCGCAGCTGCAGGGCGAGAACCAGCTGATCGCAATCGAACGCGAGCGCCTGGTCGTGCTGCGCCAGCTCTCCGATGGACTGCGCAAAGCCGCCGAGGCCTCCGGCGACCCACAGCTGATGGCGCAGGCCGAGCAGTTCGCCGCATCCGTGCGGAACGTCGAGGTCGAGCTCCGCCAGGCGACGGACACCTGGCTGCAGATCCAGCAGGGCGCCGCGGAGGCACTGGGCTCCGGCTTCACCGACTTCTTCGCGGACGTGATCACTGGCACGCAGAAGGTCACCGACGCGTTCCAGTCCATGGCGAATAACGTCATCCGCGAGCTCGCGCGCATCGCCGCGCAGCAGCTGGCGATGAAGTTCCTCGGGTTCCTGTCGGATATCCCAGGCCTCAGCTTCCTGGCGGGCGCCGTGAAGAAGGCGGACGGCGGCCTGATCTACGGCTCCGGGTCTGACCGCTCCGACAACATTCCGGCGTGGCTGAGCCCCGGGGAGTTCGTCGTGCGCGCCGCAGCGGTCCGCCAGATCGGCGTCGACGTGCTGGCGGCCATCAACCGCGGCGTCCGTCTGCCGCGCGCTGGCGCTTCCTCGTTCGGCCGGTTCGCTGATGGCGGCCTCGTGCGCGGCTTCCGTCCCGGAGCCGGCGCGACCACCGACCAGGGCATGACCGTGGCGCCGACCTACAACATCTCCGGGCTCGGCCTCAGCTTCGAACAGGTGCAGCTGCTGATGAAGCGCAACAACGAGGACCTGGTCCGTTCGCTGCTCGATCGTCGGAGCCGTCGATGACGGACTACGTCTGGCCTCATAGCCTGCTGCCCGACGATACCCGGTGGCGGCTGCAGGATTTCACCGGCGTCTTCACCAATCCCTTCGGCGGCAGCATCCGCACGGTCTCGCGCGGCCAGCGCTGGGCGTGCACGATGAATTTCAGCGGCGTCGGCGGGCGCGAGACGGCCGAGATGGCGAAGCGCTCGCAGCTGCTCGCGCTCGTGGCGGCGCTGCGCGGCCGCTCCAACCGAATCTGGCTGTCCGACCTGTCGAGCCCGTTCTGCGGCGCGTTCCCATGTCCGGAGCTCATCGCCGACCCGTACCCGGTCAGTGCGGTGACGCCCTGGGCGGCGAGCAACGCCGAGCTGGTGCTGACCGCCGACCGGCAGAACGGCCTGCGCCTCACGCGGACGGCCGTGGCGGCGAACCGCGACGCGCGGCATGGCGCCGTCACCGCGGTCAGCGGCGCGCGCTACGCGTTCCGCGCGCTATTCGCGGCCGGCAAGGGCTCGCTCAACGCGGGCCTGCAGGTCGGCACGACGCTCGGCGGATCTGAATCGCTGGCCGGCGCGGCGCGCAGCGCCTCCGGACGCTACGTCGAATCGCTGGCCGCCGGCGCCGCGACGATCTACCCCGGTCTCGTCGACTACATCGCCGGCCGCAGCGCGGGCGACTTCTGGCACGCGACCGGCCTCTCGCTGTCGCGCTGCGTGCGCGTCCAGACGACCGCGCTCGCCGGCTCGACCGCGATGGTGACCAAGGACTGGCCGGTTTCCACGGCTGGCCTCTGCCTGGCGGGCGACCTGTTCGAGGTCGGCGGCGAGCTGCATCGCCTGACCGCCAACGTCGAGAGCGACTCGAGCGGCAACGGCTACGCGATGTTCGAGCCGGCGCTGCGGTCCACCCAGGCGACGGACACGCCGGTGATCCTGCGGGATCCCGCCGGCCGCTTTGCGCTGGCCGACGAGGCGGAGTGGGCGACGCGGCCCGAGGTGCTGTCGGACATCACCCTGACGTTCGTGGAGGCCTGACGTGACGCGCTGGGTATCGAGCACGAACGAGACCGAAGCCGCCAAGGTGGCGGTCTCTCCGCGGCTGCTGGCCGACCTGGACTTCGCCTCCGGAATGATCCGAGCGCACGACGGAATCGGCGACCTGATCTGGGGCGCCAACACGTACCTGGGCGTCGGCACGTTCGGCGGCATCGGCGAGATACAGGAAGACGACAAGGTCACGCCGCCGCAGGTGCCGCTGAAGCTCGCCGGCGTGCCGAACGAGACGATCGGCTCGGCGATGACGGAGAGCTACCAGGGCCGCAGCGTCGTCCTCTACTGGGGCTTCGTCGACTCGGTGACTGGCGCGTGGGTGGCGACCCCGGAGACGCTCTGGGAAGGCGTCATGGACGTCATGAACATCACGCTCGGCGCGAATGAATCGACGATCGAGCTGCTCTGCGACGATCCGGACTACACCCAGCCGTTCATCCGTCGCTACACCCTCGAAGACCACCAGATCGACTTCCCCGGCGATCGCGGCTTCGAGTTCCTGCCGAAGATCCCCGGCTACCGCTCGATGTGGGGCGCCAAGGGCTACGGCTCGGGCCTCATCAATCCGCCGTCCGCGTCGCCGCGCTACCCGTGGCCGTTCAGCGGGCCCTACACGCCCCCATGACGCTGACCCGTCTCGACGGCTGGGAGGAACGGCTCGACGCAGCGATCGAAGCTGCGCGCCCGAACCCGTTCGCGCTCGGCCAACACGACTGCGCCCGCTTCGCGGCGTCCTGCATCGATGCCATCACCGGCGCCGGCCTGCTCGAGCAGCTCAGCGCCCAGTACCACGACGAGGAGAGCTGCCTGCGCTGGCTCGCGACGCAGGGCAGCGTCGAGGCCGCCGCGTCTTCGCTGCTCGGCGCGCCAGCCTCGGGCTGGGCGTGCGCCCGCCGCGGCGACGTGTGCCTGGTGCCAGTGGAAGGCGGCGATGGTCTCGGCGTGTGCGTCGGGCTCTACATCGCGGTCGCCGCTGAGCGCGGCCTTTCGCTCTATCCGCTCTCGACCGCAACGCGCACCTGGATGATCGGATGAAGAGTCTGCTGAAGATCGCGCTGACGGTCGGCATCATCTACGCGACCGCCGGCCTCGCGTCGGTGGCGGCAGTGGCGATCGGCACCGAGGCGGCGATCGGTGCGATCGCGACCATCGCGACCATCGCCGATGCCCTGGCGCTCGGCGCGGTGCTGAGCGGCGCCGCGCGCGCGCTGGCGCCCAAGCCCCGCATGCCCGGCAACCCCGGCGTGCAGGTGGAGTTCAGCGGCACCAACGAACCGCGCCGGATCATCTACGG